CCTATAACTTTCCGGTAGGTCATCCTAATCGTAGTTGGCGATCTTTAACCAAAGGAAAGGCTTTTAACTTTCTAGGGCCGGGACTACCCAAAAATGGGCCTCTACGTTACGCACTGGTAGGCGATAAGACACCCCTCGGCAGGGGTACCACCCGAGAGCACAGAGAAGCGCTTGTGGGGGCTTTAAAACGGCTCACAGGACAGAAGAAGCCGTAATTACCCAACTTAGGCCCCCATTTGGGGGTCTTTTTCTACCCACACCCCTTTGGCTTAGTGAAATACTTATATAGCTTATAAACTCCCCAAGATAAAGCCACTGATCCAACGCCAACACCTACGCCTGAAATAAATGGATTGCTATCGATCCATATATGGGTGGTGGTTAGTCCTAGTGCACTAAAAATAGTGACTAGTAGTGGAAAATAACATACTGGACACATCAGACAAGATGCCCCCACCTCGATTTTCTCTTTTCTTCCTCAATTTTAACCATCCCTACCCGTAGTCTTTCAAGATAGACAGAGGCATCGAGGAGTTCTTCGATGGTGTGGTCAATCCAGCCCACTATGGAGATGTCGTCACGCTCCATAGACACACCATACTTCTTCATTCCTTCTTCGCTACGTTCAGCTATCCTATCTACTACTCGAACAACGATAGGATCTTCGATAGTCCATTCTGTAGCATGATAGTCAGGCGCTTCTTCCTGCTCGACTAACCCCGGTACAAGAGAGTGGTTCCCATCATCCTCGATGGTGTTGAGTCTGTCGAACTCCTCTTGTGTCATGGCAGGGTTACCTAGATCATCGTACTTTATGTTTGGCATTATACATCTCCTATGTCTACCAGTTCACACACATTGCCATCACAAGCTAGTGTCTGCGAGGCGGCTGTGTTATCTTCCTTCTCGAACTCTGTTAAACCTGACCAGTCTATCGTATCAGGTGATATCTTGACTAGCTCGGTGTAATCTCGTCCGTTACACTCTTGATACGGCGCTTGAGCGTAGACGTGATCACTATAGGGCAAGAAGGCAAGCCCACTACATAGATCAAAGTTCTCCCACATCCATGCTCCGACAGCCATCCACTCGTCATCTTTGACAGAGACCGTAACGCTTGGCTTGTGTTCGCACCACTCTTCGGCGTACTGTTTCCACAACTCGAGGTGATCAAGCGCAGATAACTCTGATCGTAGTTTAGCCCCCTTAGGTGCAGCAATAGGAAATGAGAATACTCCGGTATTACCACTGGTATCCGATACGGCATCTTCAAAGGGGATACCCGCTTGTCTAAGGAAGGACGTGAGAGGATCTTTCTTATCTGCTCGAACCGTACGAGTATAGAATCTAGAGTGTCTAGGATGGATTCCACTAGCTGAGTCTACCAGCTGCGAGACGGTACCACTTGGTTTGACACAGGTGATAGCTGTGCTCGGTTGTATCTCCCACCGTTTAGCATATTGTTTGTTAGTTGCATTAGCTACCTCTCTCATCTCTCGTAACCATCGTTCTGCCTGATTAGATACCGCGCCTAAGATAGAATGGTCTAGAATACCAGTGAGAGAGACACCAAGTAAGCGCTCCTCTTCTGTGTTGTCCTTCCAGATCTTACGGATATACTTAAAGTCAGTTAACGTAGCCTGATAGGTACCAAGAATGGTAGCTAGTCGTACCTTTCTTTTTAGGTCTGCCAGTGTATCATTACTGCGCACAATTACTTCAGTCAGATTACATACCTGGTGTGGACGTAGTATGATCTCACTACACGGGTTGGTACCCCACTCGTGGTCAGGGTCACGCTTACCATACTTCTCCACCTGTGCACGAGCAGCTAAACGGCTGAACATACCACGCTCTCCTGATCTGCTCTTCATTAGGGAGAGCCACTCTTCCATAAAGGAAGGAGTATCAGGCTTGGTAGTATAGACCACGCTGTTGTTGGCGAAGCTACGGTGTGGGTGTTGATCGAACCACTGTCCTGACTTACATAGGCGTAGCTGGTTGTCACCTAGGTTGGAGAGCGAGATCATCGCTGACCTACGTACCCCACCTACTACCACCGCTTGAGCAACCATACACATGATGTCGTGACACTCTAGGCTGGTTAGCTGTCGTCCTCCTGCATTGATACATGTCTTGGTAACAAAGCGGAGTAGTGCATCAAGCGGCTCAGGTCCACTTGCTCGACCACCAAAGGTCTTCAGTCTTGCCCCAGCTGGTCTGATTTTGCTGAGATCCCATCGTGGTATGACAGCCTTGGCGAAGATTGAGTAGAGTATTTGCTTGAGCCCCTCTGCCCATCCCATCTTTGAATCTGCCACTATAATAGGTCTATCTCCGTTGATCTGGAGAGAATGAGGTACGGGGGGTAGGTTGCTTATGTACTGTCGTTCCACTGAGTAGCCGATACCTGAACCACACATCAGAATATAGAGAGCTTCATCGAAAGCACGAAGGTCATCTATTTTAGTGTAGGAGCAGTTAAAGCCAGCCATATTATCACGGGTCAAAGCAGGGCCAGCAGTCATGAGGCACCGCATAGAGGGCATGACGCCCATACTCTCTATACCATAACTAAGATCTGTGTAGTCAGAAGCAGATACATTGACATGGTCTTTCATGAACTTCATGTATCTATCTACTGTCTCTTTCCACGTCTCCCTACGCTGCTCGTCTTCGAGCCACCTAGCATACCGGGATTGGTGGATGAAGGTCTGATAATTATCCATCAAGATCGTAATCCAGTTCTGTTAAGACATCTTCGAAGAGTTCTATATGTTTACTTCGGTCAAACATTTGATCGAAGATATCTTCAGGTGTTAGCTCCATGATATCACAGAGCTCTTCTACGTCATACTTGGTACAGATACGACGGCGTAACTCTTCGAATGAAATGTTCGTGTTCATCCGTAAGCTTCTTTCAATGCTTTCAGTGATACCCAGCTGTGATCGTACTTCCCATCTTCTACATTGTTGCATAGTACTACTCCACGCCAGTAATTTTCATTAGCAGGACCAGCAAACTCGTGGAATTGATCGAAGTAACAACCCACAACAAGAGTATGCTTACCCCTCTCTTCATAGAAGTCTCGGAAGTGAGTGTGTCCAACGGTGTAAGACTTATGCTCCTGCTTAACAATAGCACGAGCGAGATTAACCGACGAAAGAGGGGTAGAGAGAATAGGAGAAGGACATACGTGGTTATACGTAATTCCATCTATCGGCTCTCCTGCAAATAGATACTCGTTTATATTATCATTAAAGTCCTTCTCACATAGATCATCGATACCAAACGTGCCACTCATGACACCAGCATAGCTCTCTGCTGTACGTATCCTGTTCTCGTGGTTGCCTCGGCGTTTTTCTCGCCTTGGTAGCTTCTTCTTGTTCTTTTTGTAGGGCCACCATACTTTTTCCATTGCATCTATATAAGCATTTACATCATTTGTATACCTTCTGCTGTCATATCCTTGCTTACCCTTGTCGTAAGTGCACAGTGAAGGCATATCAGCTGAGTCCCCTATATCAATAACTACGTCAGGCCGCATGGCATAGATGTACTTACCAAGCCATTCAAACCTATCGTTATTATGTTCGGGATTAGCGTGACTGTCAGGGATAATTAAATGAGTAGTCATTTATGATCCTCTTGTATCCAGCTAAGAGGTATCAACCTATCCGCAAAGAGGAAGTCCTTATTCATACACCATCTCGCGTAAGATGTAGGGCTGCCTCGATACAGTTTGTTCTGGCTGTTACCAAAGACGAAACGTATGTCGAGATTAGGATGTTGTTCCTTGACGAACATATGTTTCTTTCGATCAGCGCTGGAGAATAGGCCCTTTGCCTCAATGATGATTCCGTTGGGCAATACGAAATCAGGCGTGTAGGTGTGACATGTCACGGGCTTAGTGTAAGAGATCTTACATGTCTCGTATTTAACGTAGACACCGTTAGCCTTCAAGTCCTCAGCGATCTTGTATTCAAGACCAGACTTGTACCTACCGTGACGTCTAGCTTTTTTATTATGTTTCGGCTTCACCAGACTTGTCCTTCTTGTATTTTGGACCATATACTTCTTGGTTATAAGCAAGATCTTGATGAAGATATGATATTTGTTCCAGTTTAGCTTGTAACTTATCTTCAAGTATGCCTCGCTCGTTTTGCAAAGCAATCAACTCTTTCTCAAGCAGATCAATATAGTCCCATATCTGTGACATAGCAGCAGTGAGCCAGCTGCCGTGAACAGGAATAGAATGAGAAAGATCACTATTACGTAGCGTGAACTGCCACTCTTCTCGAATGTCTGCTACTTCCTTCTTGTTACTCATTGCTGTTTCTCCTTGTTAGCTTTGTATTAATGATATCGATTACATCTTGAACAGTGGTGAAACATAGAGCCTCTTTATCATAGATAAGCATATTAAATTCATCTTCTAAGTCCATGATAAACTCTTGTTCATCAAGGCTATCAAGTCCAAGATCGTCCTTGAACTTTGACTTGACTGTAATGTTAGGCATATTATCTACGTAAAGACCATTGAGTACCTTCTTGATTCTATCCTTTGTATCGCTCAACTCTAGGCTCCTTTACAACAGTAGTAAGAAAACGAGGACCAGTGCTATAAAGATACGTGTATAGACCTTGTCCGTCATTGGAATCCTTCCAGCAGTCCTCCTTGTAAGGACAGTACGAGCACTGCACACATAGTTTCATGTTACCACTCTTACCATCTTCGATAGCTTCATAGCAGCGCTCGGGTGGAGTGTCTAATTCTACAACCTCCTTCATGTGGCGTATCCTAGCTGCGGCATCAATCATCTCCATATCAGCCACAGGAAGTACCGCAAGTTTGCCCAAGCTCTTCTCCATAACCAGAAAGGCACCTTGATCTTTGCCTCTGGCTTGGGCGTACGCAGAGATTTGAGCGATATAACCGAAGGGGTCATCATTATAGAGTTCTCCGTTCTTGAACTTCTCGAACCCATACCGTGATGCTGACTTCACATCAACGGGAACACCATTGATCTCACAATCCATATGGCCCTTGACATTTTCAATCTCAACCTCATGCTGTTCATGAGTCACAATATGCCCCGCTTCTTTAACGAGGAAGAGAAGCATAGCTTCGATGATGTGACCATAAAGGAACTTGATATACGTATCCGGACGTAGTTGCTCCTTACCTACCACTTCCGGGTCCTGATGCTCGTACCACAATTGTTTATCAGGCTTGCCGATGTTGGACATACGGAGGTAGGCTTCTCGTGATTTACTCGCTGTTTTTAACGAGGTCTTCACTGCATTCCGGATAGCCTCACACATATCATCGAGGTTGTCATCGGTATAATGTTCTGTTTCTTCCCAGCTACCATCAAACAGCCCTTCAATATCTTTGACGAGAGTATCTAGTGTCTTACCTGTCATAGCTTTTGTACCCTATTCATTGGAGCAGCAACAATCCTGTTCGTCTTTACATCTCTAATATAAACAGCTTGATGCCTATTTGATAGGCGTTCTATTTGTCCTTGTACTACTTCACCGTTAGTACGTGTATAAGTCACTACGTTTCTGGTCTTTAACATAGTTACTCCTTTAATTTAGAACTAGCTTTGATTTCTTCTGAAGCAAGGTGCAGAAAGTCAGCCGCCTTGCTTAGTTTCTGGAAATCTGACATATATAGATCGCCTTCCATTTCACGCATCATATTAACTGGATCACGAACTAGCCCAGAAACCTTGACGATGAACTCTTTAGCATTCATCTGCTCATTCCAGCCAAGCTTAACGTTGCCAGCTTTCATTTTATCTCCCTTTGAAAATGCAGTCCTTGGCATTAAGATTCTCCTTCTAAGGTAGGAACAAGGGAAGCGGCGAGGGGAGCGGCTAAGTTACACTCAACACTAGCTCCATATTCGAAGCCGTAACTCCCCTCGGCTCTAGTTAATCGTTACTGAATTCATCGTCAGCTGCTTCACCAATGTCCTCGTCTTCGAAATCATCTCCTTCAAAGTCAAAGTCAGACATATCGGAAGAGCGGATGAACTCAACCAAGTTGGTAACTTGAATCGCATTGAAGCC